GGGCGAACCCGGGCACCGGCATGGGCGGCGCGGCCGATTCCGATCCAGCCGAAGACGACAGCCCCGGCGACCCCGCCGACTCATAGAAGGAGTTCACGTGAAGCTCGACAAGTCCAAGCCGTTCGGTGAGATCTTCGGCGCGATCGACGACCGTCGCTATGAGCAGGGCGGCCACATCTTCGATTGCGACGGGGAACAGCTCGCCGCACCGGCAAGCTCCGAGAGTGTCCCGGAGACGACCATCCGCAAGCGCACCAAGGCCGAGGAGGAGCAGTACCAGAAGGACGTCGCCGAAGCTGCCGCCATCATGGCCGCGTCGAATCAAGCGAGCACGATGGGCAAGAAGTGACGATGACTCCGCCGGTCGTGCGTATCAACCCGCCGTTCGAGCAGCAGGTGAAGTACGAGTTCGTCCGCTACTGTCGCGGCATCGGGCTCGACGTGGGCTCGGGAGAAGGGAAGTGCTTCGAGCATTGCGTTGGCCTGCGCCTGCGCGGGGACGTGGGCGACAAGGTGCCCAACGTCACGGTCGCGGACCTGTGCAATCTCGACTCCATCATCCCGGGGAGCTGCGACTTCGTCGTCGCTGCCAACGTCTTCCCGAAGTGCGAGGACGGTCCGGCGGCGGTCCGGGACTGGCTCTCGCGGGTGAAGGAGGGCGGGCACGTGTGCATCTACGAGCCGACCGGCAACAAGAGCGCGTTGCTTGCGACCGCGGAAGCGAGCGCGGACGACGAGATAGGCGTCGAGATCGTCGAGCTTGCGCAGTGGGGCGAAGGCGCCTACATCGTGCTCTGCAGGACCAAACTCGGCGTGAGTTACGTCTACAACCGGAAGCGCCCGGAGAAGTCGTGTCTGTTCGTGCGCCACGGCGGGATCGGCGACCAGCTGCAGGCGGCCTACCTGCTGCCGGAGCTGAAGCGGCAGGGCTACCACATCACCTTCCTCACCACGCCGCAAGGGCGCCAGATCGTCGAGCACGATCCGCACATCGACGAGTGGTTTATGATCGACAAGGACCAGGTCCCGAACAACGAGCTCGTCCCGTTCTGGTCGGTGATCTCCAAGCACTACGACAAGTTCGTGAATCTCAACGAGAGCTGCGAGGGCACGCTCCTGACGCTCCCCGGGCGTCCCTCGCACCAGTGGCCGCACGCGGTGCGCCACAAGCTGATGAACCGCAATTACGCGGAATTCTCCGCGATGCTCGCCGAGATCCCGTTCGTGCCGGAAGGGCGCTTCTACGCGACCATTGAGGAGAGGGTGTGGGCCAAGCAATACATGGCACAACTACGCGCGAGCGCCGAGCAGCCCGACGCCTTCTTCATCATGTGGGTGCTCGCCGGTTCTTCGCCGCACAAGTTCACCCCGCACCAAGACACGGTGCTCAGGATGGTGATGGGATCGCTCCCCGAGGCCGTGGTGATCATGGTCGGCAACGAGGCGGGGAAGATCCTCGAGGCGGGCTGGGAGTTGGAGAAGCGTGTCATCCGCACCTCGGGCGAGATGGAGATCCGCAAGACGCTCGCGCTCGCGCAGAAGATGGACGTGGTGGTTGGGCCGGAGACCGGCGTGCTGAACGCCGTGTGCTACGAGTCCGTGCCGAAAGTCGTCATGCTCTCGCACTCCTCGCATGAGAACCTGACGAAGCACTGGATCGACGCGCACGTCATTCAGGGCGTGGCCGAGTGCTACCCCTGCCACCGGCTGCACTACACCTCGGAATACTGCCCGCAGGACCCCGAGACGCACGCAGCTGTGTGCCAGCAGAACGTCGACCCGAGGCTTATCTTCGCGCCGATCGAGCAGGAGTACGACGCATGGGTGCGCGCAGCGCTGATTCGCAATGCCGCGTAATTACACTATTACACGTAGTGTAACGACGGCCCTTCGGGGCCGTTTTCATTTGGAACGCCTATGACCACAGCCGAGCTGATCGAGCTCTTTCGCGGCCTGTCCGCGGATAACACGCCGAAGTACCTGTGGTCCGACGCGCTGCTCTGCCGGCTCGCGTCCGAGGCGGAGAAGGAGGCGGCGGTGCGCTCGCGCCTGCTCGTCGACTCCCTCACTCCGGACCTGTGCGTGAAGGAGCTCGACGCCGGGACGCGTTTCCTCGAGCTGGATCCACGCGTGGTGTTCATCCGGCGAGTGAAGCTCGCCTCGAAGGAAATGCCGCTCGCCAAGATCCACCGCAAGGATCTCGACATGATCCAGCCCGGGTGGGAGGACGCGCCAGCGGGCGACACGACCAACTACTGCGGCAATTACACCAACGGGCGGATCTACTTCGTGCAGCCGCTGGAAGCCGACGACACGATCCGGCTGACCGTGGTGCGCGAGCCTCTGGCCGCGCTCGCGCTATCGGGGCCGGCGGTCAACCCGGAGATCCCCGCCTACTACCACGAAAAGCTCGTCCACTGGATGTTCTGGCGCGCGCTCTACATGCGCGACGTCGAGGAGAAATACGACCCCGTCGCCGCGAAGGAGCAATACAACCAGTTCGAGGGCGTCTTCGGCCCGCCGCTCACCGCGCGGGACCGCAAGTGGTTTCAGGACGAGCACGGCTACGACGAGTTCGAGGGCCTGTATTGAAGCTCGTCCCGCTTCCGGCGTTGACCCGAGGCGTCGACGTCCTCACCCCGGAAGGCGATCTGGAACGGGGAGCGGTGCGCAAGGCGATAAACGTCGCGATCCACGACAACGGGAGCTTCGACCGGCGCCCGGGTTACACCCCGCTCATCACGCTCGCTGGCGCGCACAGCCTGTGGCGCTCTCCCGCGCAGACTCGAGTCTTGGTCGCCGCCGCCGACACGCTCTACGACGTGGACCTCGTTGCGGGACAGGCCGCGGCGCTCTACGTCGGGATCGACCCGGACACCTCGATCGAGTACACCGAGATCGGCCCCGACATCTACTTCGTCGACGGCTCGATCCTCATGCGGATCACCCCGGCAGGGCTCCTGCGCCGGCCCGGAGTGAGCCCGCACGCCGCGCAACGTCCCACCCTGGCCCAGACGGCCGGCGGGCTCACTCCGGGCCGCTACGGGGTCGCCTACAGCCTGCTGAACGATCTCGGCGAGGAGTCCGGACTCTCTGACACCGAATGGCTCGATGTCACGGTCGGGGGTATAGCGGTCTCCGCGATCGCCAACGACTCCAATGTCACCCAAGTAAACCTCTACGTCACCGCCCCGGGCGGGGGCGAGCTCTACCTTCATCGCACGCTCGCTTGGAGTGCGACAGCGAGCATCACCGACCAGACCAAGACTCGAGTCGCGACGGGGCAATACCTCTCCCCAATGCCCGGGGGCGACTACGTCCGGTACTTCCGTGGACGTCTCTACGTCATAGCCGGGTCCTGGGTCTGGATCTCGGAGCCCCTGCGTTACGGGCTGGTCGATCTGAAAGGTGGCTACCTGACTTTCGGCCGGACGATCACGCTGTTCGAGCCTGTTGAATCTGGCATCTTCGTGGGCTTTCGCGAGCGCGTCATGTTCCTGCGTGGCTCTGGTCCGGAATCCTTCGAGCAAATCCCGCTCACCGATCGCGGCGCGATCGCACACACCGGGACGCGCGTCGCGGCGGATTTCTTCCACGCCGACATCGTTCCGGATCGCGGCTTCCCGGTGGCGACCTGGCTCTCCGAACGCGGCATGGCGATCGGCCGCGCCGACGGTTCGATCGTGCTGCCGCAGGCCGACCGCATCAGCCTCGTTGCCGATCGCGGGCGGGCGACCTTCCTAGAGCACAACGGCATCAAGCAGGTCATCTATTGCGTCGAATCGCTGACGCTGGGCACGGGCGGGTCCGAGTTTACGGACTTCACCTTCGTAGATTGCGTAGGGCGTTCGATCGGTGATTCGGACGCGCGGGCAAGTGGCAGGCGCATCAGATTCCCGAACGGGGTGGGCGAGTCATTCGGCAGCTCGGGCTCGAACGGGGTTTCCTCATAGACAAGGAGTCACGATGAACGAGTTTCTTTCTGCCCGCCACGCTCCCGAAGTTGCGCGGGCGCTGCGCAACAATCGGTTCGAGGTGAGCCCGGAGGGGATACTGATCCCCGAGGCCAAGATCTACGTGCGCGGCCTGTACTCCACGCGCCGACGCACGAAGGACGGCGCCGAGCCGTGGCTCGACAGCCCGAACCTGCTGCCGACCGAGGGCATCAACACGATGCTCGACAATCTCATTGCCGCGACCGGGGTCGCTTCCTACATCTCGCTCTACGCGAGCGCGATCAGCCCTGCGGCGAACTGGACGGCGGCTTCCTATCCGGCCACCGCTTCGGAAATCACGTCCGGATCCGAAGGCTACAGCGAAGGCGCGCGGCAGCTGTGGAACGCCGCGGCGGCGGCATCGGGGTCGAAGGACAATTACTCGACGCCATCGGTGTTCACGATCGTCACCGCGACCACGCTCTCGGTCAATGGCATAGGGCTGCACACGGTAGCGACCAAAGGCGCGACCTCCGGGAAGCTCCTGTCGTCGACCCGCTTCAGCTCGGCTCGCACCTTCTCGAACACCGACGAGTTCGACGTCAAGTATCGGCTGACCATCACCTCGTCGTAACCCGATGCGCTCGCGCCAAGACATAGAGCGCGAGTTCCCGCCGGCGGTTTCGCTGCGCTACGTTGCGGGGTCGGACCTCGACGCGGTGCACGCGCTCATCCCGAAGGCGAAGCACCTGCTCTCCCGGGCGCTCGCCCTCGCGGGAACCGGCCAGCAGCTCGTCAAGCTGTTCCAGCCGGGGACCGACGGATCGTTGATCTATGTGTACCTGCACGGGCCGGTGAAGCACATCTACATCCAGCCGGGGCCGAAGCCGGTAGAGGTCGTGGAGGAGGAAGTCGAGGAGCAGGCGATCGAGTACATCGCCTGTCCCGACATGCTCAACGGCGTCGCAGTCCCATCCAAGGGCGTTCTCGTCACGCAGGACAATCCCGACGCGACGGCGGATTACACGCTGCACGAATTTCACCCGACGCAAGTCTCGGCGAGCATCTACACACTCGACTTCGCGTGGCAGGACGTAATTCGCCTCGGCGTCGAACTGGACGACTCGATCAACGTCGACCAGTCCGTGCCACAACCAGGCCAGATTCCGCCAATGCAGGTGCATTGGCCCAAGCCCTCGATGTACTCGGGGGCCATGAAGCGCGTGGTGCAGGCGATCTACGGAATTGGCGAGACCGAGCGTCTTGACGACAACGGAAAGCCCGAGTTCTACGAGGCAGTGAACCTCTACGACTATCGCTGGCAGAGCACCGACGGGATTCACCGCAGCGGCGACACGCTGTGGCTTGTCCGCATCTCCAAAGAAGACGGCGTCATGGCGATGCTGCTTCCGCTATTCGAGTGCACGACGACGGATGCTTTCCTGGAAGCGCTGCAGGATATTGGCGACATCGAAACGGCGGCGATCGTGGAGGAGTTCGGCGGGCTGCCAACGGGCGAGACGTTCCCAGTCGATGATCCACTTGCGGAGCCGCCGGATCTCGCGCGCACCGACGCGATCGCCAGAGGCGACGTGCTGCAGCTCCTCACCGCAGACGACCTCGAGCCCTTTTACCTGGCACCGATCGAGCGCACCGTCACCTTTACCGATCACACCGATCCACAATATGCAGCCGTTGTTTCTAGCGAAAACAAGAACGCTTACTTCGAGGCATGTGGGTGGGCATTCTCCGAGTCAGGGCTTGCGGGTGAAGCGCATAACACCTGCTGGTGGTACAGCAACCCGCAGATCGCCTTGTTCACGGACTTCTTCAATGACGGCTGGGTGAATGACGGCTACAACAACGCGAGGCCGGAGCATAGGTACATGCGTACCGAGCACTGGAAGGTGACACTTTCGCTTAAAGACCTGACCTCTGAGGAAGATCAGCAGGCGCCATCCGCGCAGCTCGAGCTCGTCGAGATGCAGCCGGTCGAGGCGCCGAATCACGGAATCGGCAGCGTGGACGACGTGTTCCCGGAGAACTACGACGTCGCGCCGGCGGCGGAAGAAATCCACGGCCGACGTATGGAATTTGGCGGGCCACCACCACCACCCGGACATGAGATAGGCAGCGACGGCAACGCGATGCGGCACTTCCGCACCGGATACCATGACTGGATCACCGGCGTAGATGAGTTCGGCGTAGACGAGGCGACGGGCGTTGGCGACGAGATCAACTCCACGGGAAAAAACTGCATCATGGCCTCGGGGTTCAACCCGCTAACCTACGAGTTTCACACTGGCAGGGACACCTCGAGTGGAGGCCACGTCATCAATACCGTGACGTTCTGGTGCCACGACGCGATGATGATGGTGCCGGCCACAACGGCGTACCTCGCTACCGACTCCGAGAAGCTCGAACGCTTCAAGTTCTGGGGGCGCTCGCAGGCCAACATCAAGCTGCGCGACATCGAGCCTGCGGTGGCCGCTCCGGTGTACGTGTTCTACAACGGCGAGGATCTTGAGATCGTCTATCGGCAAGCGGAGCGCTTCAACACCGACCTTGCTGGCGGATTTCAAGCGGGCGACTTCTGGGCAACCTCATTGGATCTACGCTCCAAGGTGACTTCACACCCGCGCTACGTCGACGACAGGATCGGCGTACGCACGAAGGCGATGCAGACCTTCTTCAAGATCGGGCTGATCATTCCCTCCGGAGTGCGTGAAGGGTACGTCTTTATGCAGTACATGTTCGGCCCGCAAGACGATCTTGACTACCCGCCAGCGGCAGCCGCGTACCACCCGCACGCAGAGAACAACAGCATCAAGTGGTTCCTGTTTCTCGCGGGCGTTGGCTTACGCGAATGCACGCTGCAGTACCATCAGCCGCGGTTGGAAAGCGACGCGCCAGACTCGACGACGCCAGGGTCCAACGGTGTCCCCTACAGCGAAATCGGCGTACTGCGGTTCATGTGGTGGTGGCAATGGACGAGCGAGTTTTACGAGCTCGGCGCCATCTCGAACGCTTACCAGCGATCCCCGCGGCACTTGGAAAAATCGAAAGGGCTGAGTTGGGGCGCATCGGTCAGCGCGCAGCAAGAGTTCTACTACACAACCGACGGCCCCGAGATCGGATTCAATCCGTGGGATTACCCGTGGTGGTACTTCTGGGAAGGCTCGCTCCCCGGGTTCGTTATTGACCAGCTGCCGCCGCCGGCCCCGCTGTTCACCTCCAACCTTCCGGATGAGGTCGCGATCGCCTACCAGCGCAATCCAGACTTCAACGGTTACACCGACGCTCGACCGACCGACGTGACCTTCGTGGGGGGCCTATGACCACCTGGAACCCCTCTGATAAGAGCTTCCTCATCACGCTGTCTGGCGGCGACCTCATCGCTACCGACACGATTGGTGGCCCGAACACGGTTCGCGCGACGACCTCGAACGCGTCCGGCAAGTTCTACTTCGAGATCGTGATCGGGCAGACCTACGGTGGGGAGGCCGGAGTGCTGGCCGCCACCGGCAGCGTTTTCGCCGGCATCGGGCAGGATGCCAATGGCTGGAGCGCCCAGTACAAATCGTCGGCGACGCGCAAGGCCCACAACAACAGCTACGACTCGCTGGCATCGGGGTGGACTACCGGCGACGTGGCGATGGTCGCGGTCGACTTCGATGCGGGAAAGATCTGGTTCGGCAGCAACGGGACGTGGTTCGCGAGCGGCGACCCGGCCGCGGGCTCGAATCCGGTGTTTACCAGCGTGTCGGGCACGCTGTTCGCTGCGTGGTCGAGCACGCCGGACGGCTCCGGGAGCGGAACCGCTCGCTTCAGCGCATCAGCGATGGGCTACACCATCCCGTCGGGCTTCGCGGCGTGGGATGGTTCGATTCCACCTAGCGTGGGGGAAGCGGCCGGGACGAGCACCGCGACAGGGGTGGGCAACATCAACGGCAACGCTGCCTATGAGGCATCCGGCAGCGCTTCCGCAGCCGCTGTTTCCAGCGCGGTCGTCGAGGCGGTGGGTGACGCCTACGGCATTGCGACAGGCGTCTTCGTGCCGCTCGGGGTAGGCATCGCCGAGTCGGTCGGCGTCGCCAGCGTGAGCGCAGAAGGGGTCTTGGCCCGCGTCGGTGACGGTGCGGCAGCAGGGCGCTGCTTTGTCACTGCCCGCTTCGACATCCCGTCGGAAACGGATTGGCTCAATCCGGCGATCGCCGACCCGGACGCTATTGGTGGATTCGACGCGACCCCGTCGCGGGTGATGAAGACCACCGATCTTTCAGACCAGCGGTGGGGGCTATTCGGCACGACCGTCGCCTCGCTGAATGACGGCGCCTACAACGACGGTTCACCCTACGTCTCGGCCGTCAACGAGTATCTCACCGCAGCGATCGCCGGGACGACCAAGAAGGTCGACCGGATCGTCATCTGGTCGTCCACGCTCGATGCTTCCGATCAGATCAACAACCCCACCTTCGCCGAGCCGGGAGACAGCGGGCTCATCGGGGATGCTTCAGGGGACCTGTTTATCCAGGTGTTCGGCAGCGGCGGCCACGCCATGTTCTATGGCGACGGGTTCGGCGGCGGCGACATCTACAACACCACGATCAGCAACAACCGCGCGACGAAGCTCGTCATCGACCTGCCCACGCCGATGGACGTGGGCGGGGTCAAGATCTCTGGCGGCGTCTCCTCCGTGGGGCCCCTGCGCACTGGCACGGTGATCCACGAAGTCGAGCTGCTGCACACGTACACGCTTTGGGAGATCGAGGTCGAGGATGTCGTCGTAGCGACCGACGCGCTCCTTGCCGGGCACAGGGTAACAGTCGAGGAATCGACCGGGAACTCGCTCGATCTCTACTACAACGACAACTTCGATCCGGTCGAAACGCTGATCGGAACGCTCTACGCGAAGCCCGTAGACGTTGCGGTCGTCACCGAGGAGCTGATCCTCGGGGTCAAGACCAATGCGGTAGGCGCGGCGAGCGGAACCTCTACCGCAGCGGCGCGGGTGATCCTAGAGGAGGTGCTGGAATCAAGCGGCGACGCAACCGCGACCGTCGTCCCGGTCCGCGCGCTCACGCTCGAATCGAGCGGCGTTCTCGCTGCAACAGCAACCTCGAAGCTCGTCCACGCCGAGACATCCAGTGCCGCTGCGGCGAGCAGCACGCAAGGCGAGAACGTCGTCACCGATACGGAGGAATCCACCGGCGAGGCGACCGACACGGTCATCGGCATCCGGCGGGTGACGGTCATTGAGGAATCGGGCGCCGTCGTCACACCAGAAACCACGCCCAAGAAGACGGCGACGCTCGCGCTCGTTTCAGCCGGCGCGGCGAGCACAACGCTTGTCGCGACGTCGTTTCAAACGGAAACGCTCGAGTCGATCGGCTTCGCCGACGACACGATCCTCCTGCCGTTCCAAGGGACCTACCCCGTGTTCTGGACGAACACGATAGGCGCGGCCGGCGCTATCTGGAACGGGCTTCCGTTCAACTCGATCGTGGAGGTGGGCGGCGTCGTCTACGCAGCTGGCCCGAGTGGGGTGTTCGAGATGGGCGACGAGATCGACGACCTCGATGCCGACATTGCCTCGGAGGTCGT